GAAATATAATGAAATATAATGAAATATAATGAAATATAATGAAATATAATGAAATATAATGAAATATAATGAAATATAATGAAATATAATGAAATATAATGAAATATAATGAAATATATCAAAGTAGCTTAATTTAATAATTTTATATAAAATATAAAATTATAAATTATTATTATTTTATATTATTATAAAGTATTATAAATGGAAAACGAAGATATAACATTTGACATTGTGAAAAATATAGATTCAGTAGAAACTTTGCACAATTTTTGTGAAAATGAAAAACATTTAGCATTTTGTAAAGCGAATTTAGAAACGGTTTGTAAATTTATGTTAACGAATTTACAAGTTGATTTTACTGATCCAACTAATTTTATTTATATAATTAATAAAGAATCTTTAAATAGTTATAAAGATATATATGGAAAATGGAAATATAAAAGTTTATTTAAATTATATATGAAAGATTACTTTGAGGAAAGAATAAGTTGTAACTATTCAGATATTACAAGTTTCCCGGTTTATCCTAACATGGAACAATTTCAAGGTATTAATAATCGATTAACAAGTTTCCCTGTTCAACCTAAAATGAAAATCTTTTATGGTAATGGTAATCAATTAACAAGTTTCCCTGTTCAACCAGAAATGGTAACTTTTATTGGTAATGGTAATCAATTAACAAGTTTCCCTGTTCAACCTAAAATGACAATATTTAGTGGTAATAATAATAAATTAACAAGTTTTCCAGTTCAACCTAAAATGATAGAATTTAATGGTAACAATAATCAATTAACAAGTTTTCCAGTTCAACCTAAAATGATAGAATTTAATGGTAACAATAATCAATTAACAAGTTTTCCAGTTCAACCTAAAATGATAGAATTTAATGGTAACAATAATAAATTAACAAGTTTTCCAGTTCAACCTAAAATGCAAGAATTTTCTGCCATGAATAATAAATTGACAAGTATTCCAAAACAACCAAATATTAAAAGCGCAGATGACTGTGATCCCCAAGAATTATGTTTAAATGAAGAAGATCAGGATTCTTTTACTAGTTTATCTTCTAATACAAGTCATGTTGATAATCAAAAGTTCACTTCTCCATCATTTACGTCAGAAAGATGTAAAAATAATAGTTTAATCTCTCTTGAACCGTATGATATTGACAATGAAAATGATGTTTTTATAATGTATTTTCAAAAACGCGATTCTGCGTTTAATAATATAGGTACATGTGTTTCAAAAACAGAAATTAAAGAGTATCTTAAAAGTGATTTAAAAAAAGCTGAAAATTACACTCCAGAGAATTTGATGTCTTTATGGTCAAAACATGAGAGTGGAAAAATGCCAGATGATACAGGAAAACCTGGAATCTCAACTGGGAAAATTATTATTAAAATTCCACCAGATAATACATATGTAACTTATGGTTCTCTACAAAGAATGTTAAAAGATAATGATAATAAAGAATGGTATTTATATCCATTATATAACGGTAAAAGACGTAGAGTAATGAATTTAGGTGGTCAATTTGGTATAGGTAAAAATCATGGTCAAATTCCTGGATATATGATTTACAAAGCATATACTAAAAACGAAATATTAAAGAACATTGAAATAAAAGAAGATGATACGGATTATCCATTCTATGGTTCATTATTCGAATTTTTAGAAGATAATGATCAAAGTCTTTATGATTTTTCGTCTAATTTGATAAAGATGTTATTCCCTACTGATACATTTGATAATATATCTGATAATACATTTGATAATATATCTGATAATACATTTGATAATACATTTGATAATACATTTGATACACTATCCGACGAATCCTTTCCAGAATATTCACGAGCAGGTGTTTATAGACCAGGTTAAAGTGACAACGTAATGATAAATTTACTTATACATAATCTTTTATATGATAAACAAATATAGTGTGATAAACAAATATAGGGTTAATTTTATATAAATTAAATATAAAATTAATAAAACAATTATATTACAGAGAGTTTCATTTCGATATTATTGATTAAATCATTTTTTAAAAAATTACCCAAGACTTTTTTTATATTATCCTTTTTTAATTCTTTTCGCAATTCCTTTATAGTATCTTCGTATAAATCATAATCGTATTCTGGATCGTCTTCTTTTTTATATTTTTTTACACATTCTCTCAATTTTACTTTTAATACATCTAATACTGGATCACCCAATAATTCACACGTATCTTTTAAACCTTTTATAACAGTTATTATATTCCCATCAGAATCTTCTAATGTCGTATTAAATGTAGGAGGATATTTCTTTACGTATTTTATCGAGTGATTTTCAGGATGTTGAGAATTACATAATACATTATTCAAGTAATTTGTAAATAAATAACTAAATTTACTTGGATCTCCATCATAACTTTCTATCACTTCTTTCATCTTATCCGGAGTTATATGATCTAAAGATAACTTTGTTATAGGTTGAATCTGAATCGCTACATTTACATTTATATTATTTGTATTGTGAGAATTTATAGCTGTTTGATTGTTATTACCAGTTATTATGATTGCTTTTTCTAATTCTTCCAATTTATTATGAAAATCTAAAACTGACATTTTTTTTGCCACAGTACATCTATTATCTTTTAAATGTCTTGTAAGATTGTCTTTTCTAGTATAATTAAGATTGCAAAATTTACAAATAAAAGTCATTATTATTAATAAGATAATACTTTATTTTTAAATTTAAAATTTATTTTTCTAATCTAATCTTGGAATTTATAATATATTATCTTTCTTAAAAACACTTTTTTTCTAGAAAATTAAAATAATATATTAATAAAAAAAAAAGAGTGAGTCCCTCCGATTTATTCACTCCAGTGTTAATTTATAATTTCTAAAAACAAACCAGTATTTTAAATATATATTTAAATATGGTATAATTGTCATTTGAATACTTGGAGTTGTTTTTTATACTAAAATTTTAAATATAGAATTAATTAATCTTTTTAAAATCTACTTTTTCAAAATCTTGAACCCAAGTATCATACACTTCTATATTATGTCTATTTAATAAATTTACTATATTATCCTGTTTTTCTTTTGGATATTTATTACCAAAGAAGAAAGCTTTTTTTATTTTATTAGGTGAATCATCAGAATATGCAATTAATTGACCAACAACTTGTTTCCATTTAGACCATTTTTTAATTTCTATAATACTATCATTTGTTTCAATATCAATCTCTCCAAATTTAGTTTTTTTATGTCCATTTCCAAAATATAGTTCTAATTGTTTTTGAAAATATTCTTCTGTGTAATTATCATATAGATTTTCACCATTATCTACAAACATAACCATAGTAACTTTGTCTTTTTCAAATTTTATTTCGTTAGTGTAAATATCTTCTTCTATAAGTTTCTTTTCTTTTTCAATTTTTAGAATTATATTATGATAATCTAATGGAGACATACATTTTGCTATAGCACATCTATTTTCTTTAAGATGTCTTGTAAGACTCTCTTTCCTAGTATAATTAAGATTGCAAAATCTACAAACAAATCCGTTCATATTTAAATCTTTTTTAAATATGAGTATTATTTCAATTATTTTAAAAAATAAAAGCCGTAAGAAGCCTTTAAACAAGTTCAATTTCTAGTTCTTCATATATTCTTTGTTGTAAATAATTTTCAATTTGTCTATCAATTTCTAATTCTTCATGTATTCTTTTTTCATATTCTTCAATTCTTTCTTGTTCTAAAAAAAGTTCAATTTGTCTATCAATTTCTAATTCATCCAATAAATTTTGTTCAATTATTTCTTGTCTTTCTTGTTGTAAATAATTTTCAATTTGTCTATCAATCTCTAATTCGTCCAATAAATTTTGTTCAATTATTTCGTGTCTTTCTGTGTAAAGATTATGTATGTCATGTGAATTTAGGTCTATTCTACATAATGGACATTTTAAATTTTGTAAATTATAAGAAATATATTGACTTATACATTCTTTACAAAATGAATGATTACATGGTTTTAGAATATAAATTTCTTTAAATTCTTGTAAACAGATTGTACATGTTTCATGAATATACATTTTATTATTTTTACATTTTATTTTTTTATTCATTTTTTTAATATACACAATTTTGTTCAAAATGCGTAGATTAAAAAAATTATAAATATAAAAACACAAATAAATTAATTTGAAAATGGTATATTAAAATATCTAAAATATGTTTTTTCAAAATTAACTCTAAATCCATATGAGAAAACTTTAGGGCGTTTTGACAACATATAATTGTATATATAATTAAATTGTTTAATTTTATTAGATTGTTTGGGAATGCCTGTAATATTAATATAATTGTTATCAAGCAAAACTTTTAACAATGCGGCAGTCAAAATTGCACTTCTTTGTTTTCCAGCCTGACAATGAATTAAAATATTTTTTTTTTCAATAGTATATTTACGCAATAATAATGGTATAAATATTTTAAAATATTGTTCCATTAATAGTATATCTTTTTCTAATAAAGAATCGTATACTGGTATACGAAAAGTTTCTATTCCAACATTTGATATAAATGGTGTATTAGGTGTACAATTAATTATTAAATCTATTTTATTTTTATATATAAAATCAATATCTAATGCTGCTTTAGCATTACCTAACCACAATCTAGGTAGAATTTGATCAACACTTATGTTATTATTATAATTAGTAATATATCCAGACATGTCAAGTATAATATTATATAAAGAATAAAACATACTTTTTATAGAACAATAAATAAAAAAATTGATTAAACTTTATTTCTTAATTAAAATTAATGAGGAAAAGGATTATTGTTAATAAAAAAGATACTGATTATACATCAACTATAGCAACAGAATTTACAACAGATGATAGTACTTCAGATTTTCAAGAAGGTGGTAGAGTAGAATATAAAAGTATAGTTGACAGCTTATATAGAAAACCTAAATCTGGGAGTGTACAAGATAATTTAACAAGAGATGATATTTTAAAACGTTTGGATAATTATATACCATTACAAACAATTTCTGAAAAAAAAATATTAACAAAACTACCAATTTTTAAAACATGGGTTAAATATTTCAATACGCAAACTAGACAATTTAGAGTAGGTGGTTTATTGATGAAAGTTGTTTATCCTGATTATATAATGTTAGTAAGTACCGCTAAAAATTTAACTTGGAGTGTACAATTAAAAGATAATATAATTTATATTCCTGAAGATATTGAATTAAACGATCAAAAACAAAAAGAAAAACAAATCGAGAAACAAAAGGAAAACGAGATTAAAGAGAAATTATTTAAATTATATAAAAACGGAGAATTAGTTAGAAAACGTTAAAGTAAAATGATTTTTTTATTTAAAAATAAAAAAATTACATTATAATAAGTAATAATGTTAAATAAAAGATTATTAAAAGAAATAAAAAGATTATATCTACAACAATCACAAAAACAATTGGTTGATAATGATTATATTATAGAATATAATGAAAGTGATACAAGTTTATTACATGCGATTATAAAAGCACCTTATGATTCTGTATATAGGCATAAATTTGTAAGATTAGATTTCAAAATACCTGAGAATTATCCTCATTCTCCACCTGAAGTAACTTTTATAAATTACGATGGTGTACGTATACATCCTAATATGTATGAAAGTGGTAAATGTTGTGCAACTATATTAAATACATGGGGTGATAGTATATTTGAAAAATGGACATCTAGTATGGGAATTGAAACTATTTTATTAACATTTCATTCTTTTTTAGATAATAATCCTTATATGTATGAACCTGGTGGGAGAGATGATCCGAGTTATACAGTATATGTACAATATCAAAGTTGGATAAGTTGTTTAACTAGATACTTGCAAAATGAAAAGATAGATCTATTTAATCAATATATTCATAATTATCTTTTAATAAATATAGACAATATTTTCACAGATTTACAATTATTAGAAACTTTATATCCATATGGTTATTATTCGTGTAGATGCTTTGAAATTGATAATTATGTAATTAATTATGATAGAATAATTACAATGTTGGAAAATTATTATAATTATATAAATTTTACAGAAAGTATAGATGTTGTACAAAACGAACTAGTTAGTTTTGAAGAATTTGTAAATACAGAATATACTTGCTATATTTGTTTTGATACGTTACAATTATCGACAAATGTCGTAGAAGATATAAAATTAATTTGTGGTCATCAATTTCATAAAGATTGTTTAAAATTGCATTCAGAAATTAATAATAAGATATGTCCTATGTGTAGAAGAGAATTACAAGAAGAAGATTTAAATAAATTAAATAATACATTAGAAAATACTCATACAGGATGGATAAAAAATCCTTTGACCAAAAGAAGAGTTAAAATTGGTAGTAGAACTTATAAATATTTAAAAGAAAATAATATTATATGATAATATATCTCAAATTGTAACAAATTAATATAATAATTTTATTGTATTAATTTAAATTAACGTTTTTTAATAGAAAGTTCTTTATATAAACGTTTCTTAGCAGATCTTTTTCTAGTAGAACGCTTTCTAGATGAACGTTTTCTAGTAGATCGTTTTTTAGATGAACGCTTCTTAGTAGATCGTTTTCTAGTAGATCGTTTTTTAGATGAACGCTTCTTAGTAGATCGTTTTCTAGTAGATCGTTTTTTAGATGAACGCTTCTTATTAGAACGTTTTTTATATGAACTAGCACCGCCTATTGTTTCTTGTTTATTAATAAAATTTATATATTCTTTTTGTGACATTTTATTCATAGCAATATCTTGTTCTCTGTCTAATTGTTCTTGTCTTCTACGAGCACGATTTATATATTCTTTGCGATAAATATCACCATCGTTTTTATAACCTTTTATTACAGATGGTATACCAAGTTTTTTTTTTATATTTGATATTACACTACTCATAAGTTTTCTTTTATAATTAAAACAAATATATTTTATTTATAGAAAATTAATTAATTTTAGAAAGTTAATTAACTTTATAATTACAGCCATTTTTATTGAGTTCAATAACATTTTTGTTATATGCTTCACAAGCTTCTAATTCTGTATTAAAAGTTCCAATATGTATTTTTTTTCTATTTAGTATATAGCTAGCAGCCCATTTGTTTGTTCTAGTAATAGATACTCCATAGTATTTACTAGATTTTTTAGGTTTAATTTCTTCACGAAAATCATGTGGGATAGTTGTATAATCAGGGATTGTGTTTAATATATATTTAGTATTTAAGGTATTGTTAAAGAATAGTGCTTGTTGATTATATTTTTGTGCGCATTCAATCTCGTTTTCACTATTACCTAAATTATAAGTTTTTCCGGATAATTGAATACCACTTACATAAAATTTACGTTTAGAGTCATAACTAACACCAATATATTTAGAACTTTTCTTTTCTTTATTTTCTTCTAAAACATTTCTTGGTGTTGTAACGTAACCTGGTATATCATTTATATAAAAATTTGTATTTTCAGTTTGGTTTAAAAACAACGCGTAATCGTTATATGTTCTTGCTGCATCAACTTCGTGATCAAGGAAATGGTTTTTATAATTATGTTGTAATTGAGCAAGCCATTTATTATGAGCATTGACCCAACAAACACCTTTAAATGTACCTGTTTGAGGACCGCTTTGTTCAACGCTTTTTTTGTTAGTTTTTTTTATATTTTCAATGTGTTTTTTAATTTTAGTATTATGTTCCGTTTGCAGTTTTTCTACAATTTCTGGTTTAATTAATTCATCGTTTACATTTAAATTTAAAGTAGATTCTTTAAAATGCGTATAGCTTTTAATATCAAATTGTTTAATATATTTCAATGATGTTTTTATAATATTTATAGCATACGCTAATTCAATGTCGTTTCTAAAATAAAACCACTCTTTTCTATTTTTGATTCTAAATGGATGTAAAGAATGATGTATTAATTTTTCTAATAAATTTCTATCAAATGTTTCAAATTTTGTATAAAGTTTTAAAGAGTGAGTACTTGAACCAACGTTTAATTGATCTACTCTAGTGATTGATTTATTAGCAATTCCTATTTTTAAGTGTCCTGGTTTAGTTGTATCTATAATACAATAAATTTCACCAGGTTCTCTACTATTAAATCCTTCAGTTTCTGGTTTATTTTCTAAATCCTGTATTAATTTGTCTTTTTCTTGTAATTGAGTGTTCTTGATTTGCAGTTGGGATCTTAATTCATTACTTTCTTCGTTTATTGTTTCTTGTAAACTTTCTTCTAATTTTATAAAATAATCATGGATTTCATCAGCTTTTTTTGTATTACTTTTAAGACATAACTTTTTAAATGTATTTATAGTCATTAAAATTTTTTCTTTATTATATCCACCCCGTCTATCTTTTTTTGCTCCAGCAACTTCTGGAGCAAAGTTTTTTTCAGTTAAATCTTTAGTAAATATTTTATAATCTATATCTTTTTTAAAATTTTTTTCTAAAACAACTTTACAAGGGTCTATACGACTAAATATTTTAATCTTCTTCGTAGCCTACTATATCGCCTTGTCTGGAGACGATAACTTTTAGTTTTTTAGTTTTAGCAAATTTACGTTTTAATTTGTCTATTTCTATTTTATTTTTATCATCTTCTTCTTCGTAATTGTTATTATAATTTAAACAATGAAACTTCCAAAATTTAGGATGTCCTACTTTAAAATCTTTATGTTCACTTGCTTTATACCAAAATACTTGTTCTTTTAAATTTCCGCTATTTCCTGACGATTTTACGACCAGACATTCGTGATTTTGTGTACATGCGTCCAATATGTTCTCAAAGTACGAAAACGACGGGATCATTGAACAGTAATCATCGTATATTTTTTTACGATTTTTGATGGATGGTTCATTGAAAATAAAGATGTAATCGATGTTACTACGTAATTCGGGTGTAATACCTAATGGATATTGCATAGTTAGAATAAAAAAAATGTTGTAATGTCGTCCATTAAAAAATATACTTTTGATAGTTTTTTCTCTTTTCCAATTTTGAGCGTCATGTAACATATCATCTAAAACTATAAATAAATTATTACTGTTATCTTTTCCAGTATCACTTACACCATTCATTTTGTTTTCTCTTATTTTTTTTTTTTGACGAACAAGAATATTATCTATCAGTTCAGGATCATAGTCGGCATGGATAAAACTATCTGGTATAAAATCACTAAAGAATGGAGATGCTTCTTCTGTACCAGAGAAAATTACACCTGATTGTACCTCTTGATGATGGTAAAAAATATCTCTTACTAAAAAACTATTATGAGTAACTATAAAATTTCCTAAAACAAAACGATTGTTTCCATCTAATTCGATACCGTAATATTCTCCTTTATCTACTTCTTCAACTTTAATTTGACTAACTAATGCGTTAACCCTACTCTTTCGAGGTCGTGCTTGTTTTCTTGGAATTAACGTAGGTATTTTTTCTATACCTTCGCCATTTATATGTAATCTAAAGGCTTCACCGTAACGTTTTTCATTATTATGTGTCCAACTTGTCTTTTTTATATGTTTTGTAGCAGAAAACCCTAGACTACGTGCCAAATAAATAATATCATCTAATAATCTTTCATGTTTTTTACATTGTGTAATTTCAAAATCATTTCTTTTACCTAAATGACCATCTGCATCAATAAAACCTGCCAATAAACGTAATCTATTTGCACGCGAATTGCATTTATAAATCATAGGAATATGTTTTTCCTCTGTTAAATTCAATTCTCTTAGTGTATTTAAAAAGAAATTTACATTATTTCTATACCCCTTTAATTTAATACCATTTATTCCATAACAAAATTGATTAGATTGTCTATATTGTAAATTACAATTGATTAAGGGTAGATTTGTAGCAAAGTAGTGTAATACACGCGAATCTTGAGATGTTATTACCGATGTTTTTGAATGACCATCTCCTAACCAATATCCAATCATATATGGATCTATAGGGACAGTTTTTTCATCAAATTCTATAGGAGTTTGGTATCCTAATAAATTGTTCTGGTATTTTTTTGACAAATTTAAATAATCTTTAATAGGAATATCTACTATACGATCATCATTTAGATTATCTAAAAAATTTTTAGCTTCATTATAAACTTCATCTTTGTTTTTATTTTTATAAGAAAATGTTTTGTAATCTAATTTATATTTGTATTTATTAAACCAAGTAATTTGATACCCTTTTTTATCTTTGCGATCTCTCAAGTTTTTCTTTGCTGTATACATTAAGGAGAGAATATGATGACTATTAACTGTATAATTTTCACCACGACGATTTGTTACTTTATATAATTTATCAATTCCAGAATGTGTTTCTAAAACAGTTCTTGGAGTTGAGTTGTCTCCCATTACTAAATCTCCAGTATTTATATCTTCTACTTTTCTAATAGTACCATCAAACATTAATACTTTTTCTCCTTTCATTAAACATTTTCCACTCCGACGCCTCCCGAGGATAAGTATGGTGGCGTCTGGTAAAATACTTTTTATTTTAAATCTTTTAAGAGAAATTTTATCAAAATCATTAGTAAGCATTTATTAATAATGATTATTGTTTTTTTTTAATTACAACGTAAAAAATTATTTAATACATCTTCCCTTTTTATTTGTAATTTGTTTTTTAGGAATACCAGTTATAGCATTAATACACATAAGAAAAGTATCATGTCTATCGTCCAATTTTCCTGTAAGAGTTGGTAGCCATTTATCTCGTTGTTCTTGTGAAAATTTATTTTCTAAAAACCACTGACCATATTGGATAGACAGCCATTTTCTTTGAGCATATTTACCCTTTAATTTACATTCAATTTGTGGGCCTGTATAAGCACGTAATTTTTGCGAAGCTCTTATAAATCTAATAGGAATAGTATTTTTATATAATTCAACAAACTTACCATAAAGTATATGACTTACAAATAACGATTTAGGATTACATTTTGGTTGTAATTCTATAAGAATACTCGTTAATGTTTTAAATACAGGATTTTGATCATATATTTCTTGTAATCTATTTATAAAAGTATTAGCTATATCTTGTAAAAGATAATCATCAATACTTTTCTTTTTAAAATCATTAAGTTTTGTTTTTTTAATTTCTTTAGGAAAATGAGTCTTACATGTATAAATTAATTGTTCATCCTTCTTATATTTCATACAACATTTTCTACCACATAATTTACCATTTTTAAATATACCTTCGCAATGATAATCATCATCATCTAATATATTAAATGTATCCCATAATAAAATATTATATTCAGAATTCATTATACAAAATGATAGATGTCTAATTCCTGGGTCTACGCAAAGTGTAATCATTTATAATATTAATATATATATATATATATAAAGTTTAAATTAAACGATAAAATTGAATTTTAATATTATTTTATAATAAAATAAATGCTACCATTTGAAAGAAGCTTTGCATCGCATCCAAAAAGTAAATTTTGGTCAAGTAAAAATATAATGAAACCTGAAGAATTATACAAAGGTTCAACAAAAAAAATTATATTTAATTGTAATTTATGTAATCATGAATTTAGTTCAGTGTTATATTCTATAAGTTCAGCAAATACATGGTGTCCTTATTGTTCAAATCACAAATTATGTGAAAATAAAGATTGTAAATATTGTTTTGAAAAATCTTTTGCTTCGCATACTAAATCAGAATTTTGGTCTGATAAAAATATATTACAACCAATACAAGTTTTTAAAAATTCTAATAATAAATATCATATTAATTGTAATAAATGTAATCATACTTATCATGTATATTTAAATAATATAGATAAAAACGGATGTGTTTTCTGTGCAGGACAAAAATTATGTGAAAATAAAGATTGTAAAGACTGTTTTGATAAATCTTTTGCTTTAAGTGATAAAAGTAAGTTTTGGTCTAAAAAAAATAAATTATCACCAAGAGACATTTTTATACAATCAAATAAAAAATACATTTTTGATTGTAATGAATGTAATCATGATTTTAAAATAGCATTAAATCACATATATGATAATAAGTGGTGTTCATATTGTTCACATCATAAATTATGTGACAACTCTGAATGTATAAATTGTTTTGAAAAATCATTTGCTTCTAGTGATAAATCTAAATATTGGTCGAATAAAAATAAATTATCACCAAGAAATGTATTTAAATCAACTTATAAAAAATATATATTTAATTGTAATAAATGTAATAATGAGTTTATAAAACAATTATATCCGATTACAAATATGAATTCATGGTGTCCTATTTGTAGACATAAAACTGAATTAAAACTTTTTGACTGGTTAAAAGATAATAATAATAAAGTTAAAACACAAATGTCATTTACTTGGAGTCAAAATAAACGATATGATTTTATTTTAGAAGAATTAAAATTAATTATAGAATTAGATGGAGCTCAACATTTTGAACAAGTAAAAAATTGGCAATCACCTGAAAAAATACAAGAAAATGATAATCTTAAAAATAAATTAGCTTTAAAAAATGGTTATAGAATGATAAGAATTTGTCAAAGAATAGTATGGCATAATAAAGAAGATTGGGAAAATCAATTAACAAATGCTATAAATAATCAAGATAAATATATTGAAATTGGAATTATTTATAATAATTTAGTTTAATCTATCTACTTTAGCTTAATCATTAAAATATATTTACATTTTAAATAAATAATACTAACGTAAAATACAATCTATGTACGATGTTTATAATCTATATCGATGTACGATGTTTATAATCTATCTTTTTTAAATAATTCATGTAAATCACTATAATTGCAACAAAACAAGATCCATGTATTATATTCTAAAGGTAAATTAATTGATTTTTGTTTTAAGAAAGTTGTAATGATATTATATGAAATATATATTTCAGAATGATAATAATATTCAAATTCGTTAAAAATATATTCTGTAGTGGTAAATTGCTTTGTAATTTTGTTTTGAGTTTGGCTTGATGGGTGTAAATTTAGTATAAATTCAGTCAAGTCGGTATTTTTTAAGTTACCTAAAAAAAATGGAGAAAATGCAAAACGATCTTTAAAATCTGTATAAATATATTCAATATATTCTAAGTGATAATCAAAAATATTATTTATAAAATTTGTATATAAATCTATAACATAATCTTTTTGACATATAACTTCACTGTTATAAAAATTATCTCTGTTAGTGAGATTTTTCATAAGATATAATAGATAAAATTAATTTAAAATATAAATTTAAACAAACAATAAAGTTTGATTTTTAAAATTATTTATAGATGGATTTTAAATTAATTTTAAAAATTAAAATTTATTTTATTATAATATACTAAACAAATATGCCAGACTTTTTAAAAATGATTACTTCAAATGACACAGTGAAAATAATATTCTTATTATTTGCAATTTATTTACTTATTACATTCGTAAATAAGAAGAGTGAAAAGATGGATAATACAGATGTTTATATGGTTCCAGAACAAATGGAAAATAATTATGAAGAACAAGAAGAAGAAGTTTATGAAGAATTGGAAAATGTATCTGGTGGAGTTGTTCAACCTATCGAAACAAAAGAATATACTAAAGTAGTAGGAAGTACTAATTCTGAAAAAATAAGCGCAGGTGATTTATTGCCAAAATACGATGACGCCAATGCTTTTGCAAAAGAAAATCCCGTTTCTAAATTATTAAAAGAACAAAACTTTTTAATAAGCGGATATCATGTTGGTATTAATACAGTTATGCAGTCTAATAAAATTCCATATCAAGATATTAGATCATTGCCACCTATACCTAAAGAAAATGTAGGACCTTGGAATCAAAGTAGTTATGAACAAAGTCCAGCTCAAATGAGAAGATTTTTCGAAATAGGTCAATAAATATTAAAGTAAATATTAAAGTAAATATTAAAGTAAAAAGTAAAGTAAAAAGTAAAGTAAAAAGTAAAGTAAAAAGTAAAGTAAAAAGTAAAATATAATAAGTAAAGTATAAGGTAATTTCATAATGGAATATAAAATACCATTAAGAAATTAAAATAAAAGTAGAATAATAAATATTAGGTGACTTTATAAAATTATTAACTTTATAAAATTATTAACTTTATAAAATTATTTTTTAGCTAAAACACATGATAATGATTTTTTTGAACACACTGCTCTATTCTTTTCGTATTTATCTAAGATATCTTTAAATGGTGGAGATGGAATTGTGATAAAATTTGATTTCTTAAATTTTGCAAGTAATGAGTAATATTTATCTTTAGAAATTTGATTATTGTTATATTGAATTTTTAATTTTTTCTTTTCATTATTATAGCATTTTTTCTCTTGGTTAATAAGTTTTGTATTAACTTTATCTTTTATTAAATATAACCAGTACATTAACTGGATTCTTCCAATTAAATAAGGTTGTATAGGGAGTTCTTTAATAAATATTTTCAAAGAATTTCTACAAAATATACACGGTAAAATATTTTTTAAATTTAATAATAATGTTTTAAATTCTTTTTGTAAAAGTAAGTGTTCCTTATTATTTTTATCTATTATAAAAGGATATCTACCAATAATAGTAGTGAATAGAAAATCCCAACAAGAAGGTCCCCATTTTGAAGTAGCTGCACCAGAAGTAGAATTATATTTTGAATAATCTATATTTTTTGGTAGTTTTATATCTAGCATAATTTAATTTAAATATAATTTAAAACAATATAAAAAATAAATAATATTAATTTTTTATTTAAAAAATATGATACTTATATTAATATATGGACGAGGATACAAAAAATTTAGACGTGTATTATTGTATTGATCTAAATGATGAATATGATACAAATTATATAGAAAATTATTTGAAAATATATTTAAATATATATAAAAAAGATTATAAGTTGCATCACTTTGAAAATTGTTTAAATTTACTAAAAAATAAAGAAAATAAAAAGAATAACGAAGTTGTGCCAAAAACTGACGATGTTATAAAAACCGACGATGTTATAAAAACTGATGATGTGATAAAAACAGAAGACGTGATAAAAAAAGGTTTACTTATATTTAATAAAATGTATAAAAATTTAAAAATGAAAAATACTAATGATACATGGTATATTTATATTTCAAATGGTGACATTCAAAATATTCACAAAAATGTTTTTGTTATTTTAATAAATGAAAATCCAATTATTAGTAAATGTTTATATATTATCAATAAAACACCATTAAGTATTTTAAAAAATCATTCTAAAGAACTTAAAATGGGAAATTCAAAGTTATTAAAAAATACTTTAAATGAACTCTTTATTTCTAATAAATCTATAAATTATACAAATTTAAAATAATAGTGAAATTAACAATTATATTTTTGAAGATGAGTTAATGGAAATAATATATAATTATTATTATTTCTACAATGTAAAAATATTAAAGCATGAGTTTGATCTTTTTTATAATCTCTTATTTCACCAATATAACCTTTATAATAATTTAATACACTATTTTTTAGATGTATAACTTTAACTAGATTGCCTTTTCTTATATTTTTACAAGTACTTAAATTAATTGTATTATCTTGATTATTATCTTGATTATTATCTTGATTATTATCTTGGTTATTATCTTGATTATTATCTTGATTAGTAATTGTATTATGTTTTTTAGTATTCTTTGGTGTTATTTTTTTATTAGATACATTTTTTTTTTCAGTTTTAGTAGAATAAGAGTTTTGTAAAAAATGAGTAAAATCCATTTAAAAGTAAAAGAACTTTAGTTTTAAATAAATGTTTTTAATTTTTGGTGGATTAATTTTGACTTCAATAGTGGGGTATTATAATAGAAGTTATATATTTAGTTTTGTATTTAAAATTACATTGTTTAGTGTATTGAATTGTATAAAACTATATAGTTTTATTTATAAAAAGAAGAATAATAAGATTAATAAAATAAAATATCAAAAAATAAGAGATTTATATATAGAAGAATATGAGATTTATTTAAATGGGAAAAAACATGATACAGTATTAATTGCAAATTCTAGTATTATATTAACAGAAAATTTTAATGAATTAATGCCAAATATCTCTAATAAACTGCAAAATAAAAATATAATAGTATATTGTAATATTATAAATGAAAATGGTGATGTTGTTATAGAGTTAACTAATATTTTTAGAAAATTTTTTTATTACTTTGATAAACAAGATTTCAAATTAAAGATGTTTTTTGATTATGTTCAAGCATATTGTGATGAAAAAGATGATATGTATAATGGTATAAATATTTACGAATATGATTTTATAGTATATTTAAACGATGATAGTTTTACAGAATTAGGTTATAAAATAAACTATATAAAAGAAAAGTCAATTAATGACATTTTAATAAAAAATGATTTGTAATATATAAATATAAATATAAATATAAATATAAATATAAATATAAATATAAATATAAATATATATGAAGAGTAAAAGTGAAGAGATATTTATGTTAGAATTAGAAAAAGATTATAAAAAAAAAATGTTTAAACAACATCCTGATACTTTAACATATATTGATATATTGGAACTTATAAGTAGAATTAGATATTTAAAAGGGCAATTAAATTAATTAGCATAGCTATCTTGTTTATCCCATAATAATTTATTTTTCACTTTTAAAACGATAATTTCAATTTAAAATTAATAATATTTACAAATAAATGGAGGCAAATATTAAAAAAAAGGAAAAAAACAAAAACATTGAAAATATTGCAGATAACATAGATGATAATCAACAAAATAATGAAATCACTAAATTAACAAAACTTGATGTTATTTTATTAAATAATGGATGGAATGATAAAAATGAAAAACTTGTAGTCGAGATAGGTTGTAATTGTGGAATATATAAACAATTACATCAACAATCAGCAAGACGATATAAAAACTATAATAAAATCATTAATTTATCATTATTAATATTTAGTATATTTTTAACAACGGATTCTATCATAACTCTATTACAAGGAGAAATTTTAATTATTGTACAAAAAATATTCATATTCATTATAGCAATTATATCTGTACTTAATAATTTTCTAAAATATAGTGAACTATCCATACAACATTCAAACGCGGCAAGTTCATTTAATTTAATGTATAATGAAATTAGAAATATGATGTGTATATATCGTAAAGACCGTTTCAATGCTGTAAAATATCTTCAAAATATGCTAAAAGAATATGACCATTTAGAAATAGCTTCACCAGAAATACCAGACAATTTAATTAAACAAATGAAAAATAAAATTGATGAAATTAACAAAAAAGAAAAAGAAGAAAAAGAAAAAGAAGATAAGGAAAAAAATACCTCTAATACTAACAAAAAAAATACTAATCAATTTAGAGTAGACGTTATAGTTGATAAACAAGAAGATACAGATGATATTCAAATGTCATCTATGAATATATTTGGTAATAAAAGTTCATTGCTGAATAACTTTAGATATACTCCTACTAAATTTAGAATAAATAATATGCAAAATTTAACACAAATACATGATTGTTTTAAAATAGATGGTGAACTATCTGAAAACGATGATATAACAATTCACAAATTAAATAATTTTAAAAAATATGGGTTAAATCTCCAAACTCAATATGAAATGAATAGATTTATGAGAGGTGAATGATTGTAATTACACACTAGTATTAGCAAGAACAGGATACAATTTCAATATCTAGTGTATTTTGGATCAAATTCATTTATAATTTTTTTGTATTTTTCAAGTATTTTTTCTTGTTGAGGTAGAATTGTCAGTGTTAATCTTTTATTGTCTTGGTAAATACCTAGAATTCTTAAACTCTGTAAAAAACTAGATACAGATGTTTTAACTTTTGTTATTTGATGTGTTAAATGAATTGTGTAATCACTTGAAACATATGATAATCCTCTATTTGATAATCTATTTGCTATGAATATGATATGCTTGTGTTGTTTTAAGGAATCAATTATTTTTGATATAGTTTTTTCTTTTATATTTTTAATTTCATTTTGAAAATATAAGAGTTTTTCTGATGTCAATAAAACAATTGGTACTGAACTAAAATTTCGTGATAGAATATTGGCGGATTGTTTCATATCTTGAATATAAGAATACTTATTTATCAACATCATTCCATTTTGTGTTCGTAAAAATTTCATAATTGAATCTATATCATTATCGCTAGTATTTACATGTAAATCATTAATTGATTTGTAATTTGAATTGTTTTTTATAGTAACAATCCTGTCAAATTTACAAAACAATTTTTTCGGATAATTATAAGGAGTTGCTGTTATATGAATGGTTTTATACGCTTTCAAAGGACAACTGCGAATAATTTGATCAGATTCATCCAACATCAATATATATCTTTTTGGTTCAATTTGTTTGAAATAACGATATCGATATGAATTGTTTATAAGTAAAACAACTTTTTTATCGATATTTTGGATTTCTTTTGTAACTATTTGAAATGAAATATTTTCCGATTTTAATCTTTGAATGTATTGTTTCAATACTAATAATGAATTTTGAATAACTAATACTTTGATTTCGTTTTCATATATTTTACTTTTTAATGTTTTCATAATTTCTAATGTTTTACCTCCTTGAACTTGACCGTATATCAACACGTTTTTTCCCATTTTGTCAAAGGTGTATTGAGAAATAAGGTTGAGAGTCTTTAAAATGTAAGCGGTTTTAGTATCACGTGTCATTAACGCTATATTGTCCATTAATTCGGTAGGTAATTTGGGTGACATTTGGCAATTTTATTAAAATCTGGATTAAAATTCATTTTTTTATACAAACACGTGCAACGCGTGCAACACGTGCAACACGTGCAACACGTGCAACACGTGTCATTTAGAAAAGAATTAAGTTTGATATTAAAAATAATATTAAAAAATAATATCAAATATGAAACGAGAAATAAATACTTTAGTATTTAGTGGAGGTGGAGTAAAAGGTATAGCTTATATTGGTGTGTTAAAATATTTAAATGAACTTTGTGAAAGAAAAAAAAAAGATATTGATAACAAAGACAATATTCCAAATATAGATATAAATACTGTATGTGGTGTTTCGATAGGTAGTATTATGGGATTATTATATATATTAGGATATAATTGTGATGAATTGATTGAAGAATTGAACAGTATAAATTTACATAAATTAAAAAATTTTAAGATAAGAAATTTATTATCACAATATGGTTTTGATACAGGTGGTAAAATAATAAATTGGATTGAAACTTTAATTGTAAAAAAGGGATATTCTAAAAATATTACATTTAAACAATTGTATTCTATAAAAAATATAAATTTGCAAGTTTTAGCAAGTAATGTTAATAAATATACGTATACAATATTTGATTCTATAAATACACCAGATTTAATGATAAAAGAAGCAATAAGAATGTCTATAAGTGTACCATTTTTATTTACTGTAAAGGAATATAATGGTGATATACATGTAGATGGAAGTTTGATTAATAATTATCCTATAAAATTATTTAAGGATAACTTAGATAATGTATTAGGGTTAAAATTGATTACAAGGGGGGAGTTTGATTCTCATAATGTGGATGTAAACATTAATAATATAGAAAGTTATATTTATAATGTTATGAAATGTTTTATGGTTCAAAAAGAAAAAGAAACTACGTTATCATATATATATAAAGAACATACTATTTGTATAGAAACAGAAGATGTAACTCATATATTAAATTTTGGGTTAACTGAGGAAGAAAAAAAAATGTTGATAAATATAGGTTATGAATCTGCAAATAAATATTTTGAATTATTGTAAATTAATTTTATTTAAAAATAAAATTAATTATTAATTTAAAATGAATACTGATTATGATAATTTAGAAGAAATTGCACAAGCAATTTTTACAAAACCATATGGTCAACCAAATAGCATAGAATTACAATTAGAAGAAGTGACATCTGATATAGCTTTAAAATATGGTATTGAAAATTTTATATCAAATATATTGTGTATAATAACAATCAAAGGTATTAAAATATTATACGGAGAAGATATAAATATATTATTATTATCAGAATCTCAATTAAATACTATTAAAATGTATATTAGATCTTTTGGTTATGAGTTAATAATTTCAAATGATAAACGTGATATTTCTAAAATAAATTTTAAAAAATATTTTTAAGTAATTGTTATTTCTTCTAAATATGTTGTATTTATTTCATTTTGATTGTATATGGTTAATTTTTTATTTGTACCTACTAGTGTAGGTGGACCAGTTCTTGTAGGCCAAGGTATATCAGGATAATATACGCTATAGGAATTGAAACATTCAGAAAAATCGAATTCGAATTCGGAGATTAATTTACCAAATAAATTATTAGTAGGGAAATAATCTACATCATGTATAATTACATAATCGGCAGTATCTTTAAAATATTCCATAGTCCATTGTCTAGCAATCCAAGGACTTTGATCTATAAAAACTATTGAATATGCATTTTTATCTAATGAATTAATAGTAGCTTCCCAATCTTTTACAAATATATACTCGTGATTATCATTTGATTTATATAAATTTTGCATTTGATCTAACCAAACTTTGTTATTTTCAAGTGAAATTAATTTTCTATTTGTATTTTTTATTAGATCTAATATAAAACCTGTACTACCATGTCCTGTTCCAAATTCTATTATATCACCTGATGTTTTATTAATATACCATTCTAAAAATTTTTGATGTGTAGCATATGGATCTTCAGTTCTATACATTTGCAGTAATATTTTTAGTAAGAAATATTATTTGTATTTTATATTTAATTAAATTATAATTATTAATTTTAAATAATATTTCTTAGTAAATTAATTAAAACGTATAAAAATTTTTATTTGATATATTGTATTTATGGTGTAAATAATGTAATTTATAGTGTAAATTATATTATCGTAGTATGCGGGGTAAGTTTTTTATATGTTAATTATGAAAATTTTTTTTCTTTTTGTATATTATAAAAAACAAAAAACAATGGGTGGTGGATTAATGCAATTAGTGGCCTTATGAGCTATAGGGCACAATAGTCAGCTACCTTTATAATACCGTATTAATTATAAAGGAAAAATAGTATAAAATACGGATGTAATAATTTATATAATTTTACATATATAACTGGCTAGTGAAATTTAAATAAAATTAAATTTTGCGACATTTTCAAATTGCGGGAAACTCCTTAGAGCCTTTGCTACCACTTTATTTTAGAAATATTATAAAGGAACACGGTTAATAGCCGTACCCAATGGTAAAAATGCAAAGGATTGGACAATCCGCAGGAAAGCTCCTAAAAAATCAAGAATAAAAATTAAAGGAGATTCTTCAGAGACTAAATGAAAATGGGCGAATTGTATTCGCTTAAGATATAGTCCGGCTTTTAGTGAAAACTAAAAGATAAACCGATGGAGCTCAAGATATTTACTTAACTGGTGGAAAATGCCAGAAAAAGTAGTCAATTAAAATTGTTACTGCTAGTGAAAGAGTAAAGATAAACTCTTTCGCGACACTTTCAAATTGCTGGGACACCCTTAGAGCTAAAACTACCAAGGATATTTGAGAAATCGATATCTGGCCAAGATAAAACTTGGGTATGGTGAAAATGTTTTAGATTGGGCAATCAGCAGCCAAGCTTCTTAATTTTCAAAAGAAAACAGAAGAAGGTTCAACGACTAAAAGTTAGTGGGCGAAAATTTCGCTTAAGATATAGTCTAGTCCCTAATTTAAATACATCGAAAGATGGGGTATATTTCGAATCCTCAAATAACTTAAGAAATTGAGTAGAAAAGTAGTCAGCTATAACTATTAGGATATGTTATAGAAAATCTGTTATTATTCCTATATTAATCATTGAACCCAGTTTTTTATCCATTGATTAATAATAAAACTACTAGTAAATCTAATTAGATTTGCGACATTATCAAATTGCGGGAACCTCCTAAAGCTTAAAATACTAAAAAATATTAGAAATAATATTTTGGCCAAGAATATAACTTGGGTATAGTAAAAATTTTTAAGATGTAACAATGGACAATCCGCAGCCAAGCTTCTAAAAATGAATTTAAAAGTTATAAAATAGTTATATAAAATGGGATGTATATATAAATTGGTTTCACCATCTGGAAAAGTTTACATTGGACAAACAACACGAACCTTTGAAAAAAGGTTTAAAGAACATTGTTCTGGGCATAGTGGTGGAACTATTATTGAAAATGCTTTAAAAAAATATGGCCCTGAAAATTTTATTATAGAAATACTTTTAACATGTGATGATAAATTATTGGATGAAAATGAAACTGCTTTCATAAAAAAATACGATTGTATTGAACCAAAAGGATATAATATACGTTCCGGAGGAAGTAATGGAAAGCATTCAGATGAAAGTAAAGAAAGAATGAGGCAATCAAAACTAGGATCTAAAAATCCAAATTATGGGAAACCTAGAAGTGAAAAGTTTAAAGAAATAATGAAAGAAAAAAAAAGTGGTGAAAAACATCATTTTTTTGGTAAAACATTATCATTCGAACATAAACTATCACTATCAATGTCTCGTAAAAAAATACCTTTGCCTATGTATCTAGTAGCTGTAAAAGCTCGTCCAGAAAAACATCATTATGGTGGATTTGCAGTAACTAATCATCCAGTACTTTCTAATAAACATTTTACTTCAAAAAAGTTTACAGAGGAAGAAAAGTATAAACTTGCTTTAAATTATTTAAATTCATATAAAGAAGAAGGTTCAACGACTAAACGGTAATGGGTGAATTCTTACGAATTTGCTTAAGATATAGTCTAGTCCCCCAGGTAGCGTAAGCTCCTGATAAATATACCGAAAGGTAGGGTATAAACGTTTTCAAAGTTGTCTTAATTGATAGGACATAAAAGTAAATTTTAAAAGAATTTGCTAGTGAATAAATATAATTTATTTGCAACACTTCCAAATTGACGGGAAACTCCTTAGAGCCTAAACTACCACTCTTGTATAGAAATATTTAAGAGGACCACGGTTAATAGCCGTTCCCAATGGTAATAAAGTTTAGGAAGCGAGAAATCTTTGATTTCGTAGCGCTTCAAAATAACCTTGGTTATTTTTGATTGGACAATCCGCAGCCAAGCACCTAAAGTCATTATGATAAGACTACGGTGAAGGTTCAACGACTAAATGCTAGTGGGTTTGAAAAGTTTAATCAACTTTAATGATAACTTAAGATATAGTCTACTCCCTTCCTGTTTTATACAGGGAATAAATATACCGAAAGGTTGGGTATAAAGGATCGAAGACATACTAACTTTGCTATCGAATCAATCGAACAAACCTTTAACGGAACGGTAGATTTTGGAAGGAAGGTGAGTTGCACTGTTTCGCGAAATGGTGATCTTATCCACAAAGTTTATTTGCAAGTTAGTTTGCCAGCTTTGAGTGGTACTAACATTAGTTGGTGCGACCAAGTTGGACACAATTTGATTGATGAAGTTTCAATTGAAATTGGTGGTCAACAAATTGATAAACATTATGGAGATTGGTTAAAATGTTAGACCAAAAAAGTATATTAATAAAAAGAATATACTAGTGAATTATAATTTTAAGTTTACAACACCCTGTAAGTTTTTTATCACTCTTAAAATATAATTTGCGACACTTTTAAACTGCGGGAAACCCCTTAGAGCCTTTACTACCACTCTTATGTAGAAATATTTAAGAGGAACACGATTAATAGTCGTACCCAATGGTAAAAATGTAAAGGATTGGGCAATCCGCATCCAAGCTGCTAAACAAATTACTATGTAATTTGCACGTAGAAGGTTCAACGACTAAATAGAAGTGGGTGAATCTAATAGAAATAGATTTGCTTAAGATATAGTCTAAACCGAAAAAAATGAATAATTTAAATTATATAAATATATATGATTTTTATATTCAAAATTTTAATAAATAGGTAGAAATACCCGGTATAAATTGAAACATTTGGAATGAATTGACTCAAACTGCTGAAAAAGAAGCTGGTTATAATGTGATGATTGGTAACACTGCTGATCTTAAGACCAACTCAAGTAGCCCAAATGCTACCGATGCAACTACTCTTTACATTCCTTTACAATTCTGGTTAAAATACTGACCTGAAAAGCAACTTGCATCAAACAAAAAGGATAGTTTGATGAAAAAACAATTAGCACTCCTATATCGATGTCTCCACTACCCTGTTTTTATCCATCGATAAGATTTTTTGATCTGTGCAGTTGCTAGTAAAATAATTTAAAATTATTTTGCAACACTTTCAAATTGCGGGAACTTCCTAAAGCTGTAGAGTACCAAGATTATTTTGAAAAAAATAATTGGCCAAGATTAAAACTTGGGTATGGTAAAAATCTCTCAGATATATGGAAAATCCGCAGCCTAATTCCTAAGTCCGTTAAGCTTTTATAGCTAAGATTGAAAAATCTGCGTGGATACGGAAAAGGTTCAACGACTAAATGTTAGTGGGTCCGAGAAGTTTCGCAAACTTCAATGAAGGCTTAAGATATAGTCTAGTCCCTAATTTTCTTATGAAAATTTAAATACGTCGAAAGATGGGGTATGTTGGTTTTATACCAACCATGTCTTTTTAGACATGAACGCTGTAGAAATCCAGGACTTGCGCTTCCTCTTATTGCTTTGCAATATCATGAAGTTAAGTTCAATATTAGTTTCAAGACCTTTGCTCAATTGGCACAAGGTACTTCACCATCTGCTGATAGTTTGAATGCATCTTTGTATGTTGATTATATCTATTTGGATACTGATGAACGTCGTCAATTTGCACAAGTTCAACACGAATATTTGATTGAACAATTGCAATTTACTGGTTCTGAATCAGTCTCTGCAACTTCTTTCAAGAGTAAGCTTGCTCTTAACCACCCATGTAAGGAACTTATCTGGGTTTGTCAAAGAGATTCTTTGGTATCTTCAAATGACTGGTCTAATTATTCTAATGGATCAGGTCTTGATACCGTTGTTGATGCTAAACTTCAATTGAACGGACAAGATAGATTCTCAACCCGTGAAGGTTCTTACTTCAATCTTGTTCAACCATACCAACATCATACCCGTATCCCTGCCGTTGGTATCTATGTTTACTCGTTTGCTCTTAACCCAGAGCAACATCAACCAAGTGGCACAGTTAACATGTCGAGAATTGACAATGCTACTCTCCAATTGACTTTGGATTCAAATGCTGCTTCTAAACTCCGAGTCTATGCTGTGAACTACAACGTTCTCCGTATTATGGCTGGTGAACTACCCTCCTCACGCCAGCAAGAGTATATTCATAAAAAGAATATGCTAGTGGAATGTTTTTGACTATGTCAAAAATATTTTGCGACATTATCAAACTGCGGGAAACTCCTTAGAGCTTTCACTACCACTTTTATTTGGAAACATTTAAGAGGAACTCGGTTAATAACCGAACCCAATGGTAAAAATGTGAAAGATTGGACAATCCGCATCCAAGTTCCTTACTGTCTTTTGACAAAGGAAAAGGTTCAACGACTAAATGGTAATGGGCTTAACAGCTTAAGATATAGTCTAGTCCCAATCTGAAAAGATGGGTATTAACGATGGGAGGCCTTGCTTACAGTAACTGATCAGATTATGGTTTGATTTTTACTAAAAATTTAAATTATTATATTTATTATTTATTAAAAAATAAATAATGATAAATGCGTTTCTTATTTAAAAACAACTTATTATATATGGATATAACACTTTCTCCCTATGGAATTAGAAATAACAGATCCAAATTGTATTGTTAAAGCATTTCAAAATAACAATATTAGTATAATAAAAGATGAAGATAATAAATATTATTTTAGAGGAAGTGATGTAGCAAAAGCATTAGAAATTACGAATATTCGATCATCTATACAAAATTTTACATATAAAGAAAAGGGTGTACGTAAAGTGGACACCCTTGGTGGACCACAAGATATTATATTTTTAAGTTCACATGGAATATATAGGTTGCTTTACAGTAGTAAAAAGAAAATAGCAGAAAATTTTAGAGAATGGGTAGGAGATATATTAGATGATATAATTTTTAATCAATCAAAAGAATTACAAAAACAATTAGAAAATCAAAAATTATTATTTGAACAAGAAAAAGAAACAACTACAAAATTAATTGAAGAGAAAGATAAAAATATTAAAAAATTAACAAACGAAAAGATGTTAGAAAAGCATAATATTTTATTAAGAGAATTTAGAAATATTGGTTCAATTGTCTATATTATTAAGGTGAAAACATTTGAATCAGGCGAATATATTATAAAAATCGGTGAAAGTAGAATTGGATTAGAAGCAAGATACAATGATCATAAGTCTAATTACGAACAAGCTATTATCTTAGATTGTTTTTTAGTAAAGAATAGTAAAAATTTTGAATCATTTTTACATACAAAATTTAAATATAATAAAGTAACTGATTTAGAAGGTCACAAAAATGAAAATGAATTATTTTTAATTGGTAAAGAATTATCATATTCACATATAATAGAAGTAATTAATCAAAATATAAAATATTATAATGATGATTATACGGAAATTGAGAAATTAAGATTGGAAAATTCAAATTTAAAAATAGTTAAAGAATTAAATAAAGATTTAGATATAAAAAATATAATGTGTGTTATGTTAAATAATAATAAAATGATTATTAATAAAATAGATAATTTAGAAAAAACAATAATAGAATTAAAAAATGAATTAAGTAGTATAAACACAAGAAAAGTTAATAATTTTAACGAACCATTGGTTACTTTAGGACCAAGATTGCAAAAAATAAATCCAGAAACTTTAAAATTAATTAAAGTATATGATAGTGTGAGTGAATGTATTAAAGAGAATATTAATATAAAAAGACCATCTGTAAATAAAGCATGTATTGAAAATACAATTTATCAAGGATTTAGATGGCAATTAGTTGATAGAGAACTTGATCCAAATGTAATTTATGATATTAAACAAACTAAAATAACAAGAATACAACATACTGGTTATATTGCTAAATTAAATAGTGATAAAACAAAAATTTTAAAAATATATTTAGATCGTAAAACTGCTGCTAAATTAAATGGATATAGATCAGATAATTGTTTAGATAATGTAGTAAAAAATTGTAGTTTATCAAATGGAAATTATTATATGTTATATCACGAATGTAAAGAATCTCTTAAAGAATCTTATATTAAACCAATATTGTATAAGAATGGAGTTGGTAAGTTTGATTCACAAAATAATTTAATTAACGAATTTACATGTAAAGAAGATTGTAGAATAAAAGATGGAATTAGTAATAAAACTTTAACAAAAGCATTAGATACTAGATCACTTTATAATAATCATTATTATAGATACATTAGTAATAAATTAGAATGTTAAAAACTGCATTTGTCTTACGAGAAAAAATTAATTTTATAAAAATATATATTATTATAAAAGTAATGTTAAATTAGTAAAAATATTTATTATACCTTACAGTCAAAAGTCTGTAGAGCTATAGAATCGTCATCGTTTTTTTGTTTTTTTTCTTTTGGTGGTGGTGGATAAAGTAGTTTAGTCATATTTACCATTCCTTTTTTTGGTTCATTTAATCTAATTTCATGTAAAAGGAGATTTTCTTGATCGCTTAAAGTTTCAATATGTTTTCTACATTGTCTAACATTTGTAAAAATACCTAAAATATTAGAATATTCGGTTTGAGATAATACGTAAACTCTTTGACCCATTTTATTTATATTAATTATATAAATAAAATTTAAATTCGATTTTTAACTAATCCTTCCATTTTAATCCATCACAATATTTTGTCATAATTTTTTCATATTCTTCTCTTAATTTATTATAATCAGTTTTTATTATGTAAATAAATATTTTTACAGATATTAATAAAATCATGTTTATTTGAATCCCATTTCATTAAAATAATTATCTTTAAATAACTATTACTATTTAAAGAAATCGTTTTTAAGAAAAAATTGAATTATAAAAAAAAAGGTATATTTTTAAATACAAAATACAAATGTCAATTTTGAATATCGTAGCAGTTATGAATTTTGGACAAGTGTCCGCTCAAAAAATGATTATTGCACCTGATGTTTTAGATATGAGTACTTTAAATGCGGCTAGAAGTTATTTTACTGTAAGATTGGATAGTGCACCGGATTATGATATGGTAGTGAATTTTACTTCTAATGCAGTGCAATTTTCGAATTGTGAATCAACTGTATTTTCAATTGATAATTGGCAATTAGATCAAAAAATTTATATTGATAAACAATCAGTATTTTCATCTTTGTCTGTTGATATGAGTACTGCTCAAATTTTAGCAGAATTAATTAATACAGAGAACAAGAATATTGTACAAAATAAAACTATTTCTTTGAAAAATATTAAACCTAATCAAGGTGCAAATTGTTATTCAACTGGTGATCCTCATTTTGTTACATTTAATAATCAACAATACGATTATCAATCTTATCACACTGTATGGCTTCTTCAGTCTCCATTTTTATCAGTTCAATGTCTTCAAATGCCTTGTAATAACTATGTGACTTGTAACATTGCTTGCTCTATTCAAGTATCTGATGGAATTAATTCTGCATACTTTCTTACTTCTGCGAATGGTACAACTGCGCAATTGGCAACTACAAAAGTTAGCGATGATAATAATTTCTTAAATACTTATTTGTATCATCAAATTATTAATTCTCAAAATTGGAAATTCATTTTTAAAGATGGCTCTCAAGTAAGTTTAATTGGAAGAACTTGGCCAACTGCAGATCAAGGATATTTAGACGTGTCGATTTTTGTACCAACAAGATATAAATATCTCACATCTGGTTTATGTGGAATGTGGGAAGATACTTCTTCTACTTTAATGATGCCTAATGGAACTTCTTTGGATTTTAAAGATAAAGGTAAAAGTGTGTCTAATGTACTATTATTTACAAATTCTTGGACTATTCAAAATTCAAGTGTAGCATATAATCAAATCTATAATGTAATTAATGGAACTTCACCTAAACCTATTAGTCTTACAGATATGTATAAATTTCAACCTTATGTGAATAGTATAGTTCAACAAAAATGCGGAAGTGATCTTCAAACTATTATTAAAACCTGGTCCAGTAATACATTTAAACAATGTATGAAACCACTTAAAGTTCTACCAACATTGGTTAAACCACCAACTGGATTATTGAATTCTAAACCATTTACCATTAATTGGAATGCAATTCAACGTTATACAAAATGGGGAAGGTTTACTCCTTTGATTACTGATCCAGATAGATACTATCCTGGTTATAAATATAGAGGAAACTTTCTTAAAAAACGTCAAAATGCAAATATAACAGAAATAGTTGATACAACAACTAATACAATTGATACAATCGTAACTTCCACGGTAACTTCAACTACTATTCAAACTACTAATACTATTGTTAAGCAAGATATAGAACCAGAAGTATCTTCTCAAGATATAGTTTTTATTACAGAACAATGTAAAATGTCAATGGTAGCTGAAAATTGTGAACAAATTGTGTCAAAAGAACATTTGAATCATATTCAAAACTGTATAGAAGATGTAAAACATGTATGGTTTATGAAATCTGATAGAGATATAAGTATTTCTTCTACGTTAAATAATCATAAACAAGCTTTTCTTGAACACTGTAAACAAGCAACTGAAAACTTTTTAGCAATTCTCCCTATGCAAATTGTACAAAAATTAGATGATGTTTTATCTCAATCTACTAATACTCTAACTAAAAGAAGCATTGATATTTTATCACAAATTCAATCAATTGTAGGAAATGATTCTAATATTATGACAATTGTTAAAGCCCAAATTAAAAATGGATTAGGATCTTTCCAAAATATGCAGAATTGTTTAAATGGAGGAACCCCTTTGGAATCGGGTGGTTGTAAATGTATTGATATGCATTCAGGATTTAATTGTGAACACAAAATACTTTTAGTAGATAATATTAATTCTAATACTAATTCTATTTCTAGATCTAATATTCCAACAATGACTTCTATTGCTCTTAATACTAATACTCAAATTTCAACAATGACTTCTATTGCTCTTAATACTAATACTAATACTGATATTTCAACAATGACTTCTAGTGAAATTAATAGTATTGAAACTGTTTATTCTACTTCTAGACCTAATATCGAAGATGATACAGATACACCTACATCTAATATTATCAAAAATACACTTAATATTATTCTTTCATTATCTTGTTTATTCTTTTCTATTTTATAAAACTATAAAAAACTTATAAATATAAAAACTTACAAATATAAAAACTTACAAATATAAAAACTTACAAATATAAAAACTTACAAATATAAAAA